GAGATCACATAGTTCGCACCGTAGGCTTGGCCTGTACAGCAAGCAATTTGCGATTTCTCCAAAAGTGTCGTAGTCGAAGCGTAGGGCATCCCTCCAATCCCGGCGCGCCGGCGATTGACTGGATGCCCTACGCTTCGACTACGACACTTTTGGAGAAATCGCAAATTGCTTGCTGTACAGGCCAAGCCTACGGTGCGAACTATGTGATCTCGGCGGCCCTGCCGGGGACTGGATTGCGCGAAGAAGTTTCCAACAAGACGCGCGGAACGGGAATCGCCTTCTATGGCAGTTCCGGCTGGGGATCATCTACGGGCTTCGTGAATCACAGCCTGGTAACGGATTTGCGTGCCGGCCAGGACAATGAGATTGCCTTCTCCACCGCCGGAAGCACTACCAGCTTAACTTTTATTGGCGGCGATATTATTTGCCAGTCCACGACTTCCGCACTGCCATGCAGCATCGTCGGATCGAACGTGTTTTTCTACGGCACACACTGGGAAAGTTTGGCCGGCAGAATAGGATTACAGATCGAACAGATCGCGCCAAATGGAACGAGAGGCACAGGCGTTTATGGTGGACTGTTTGAAGCCTCAGGCACGGGCACCGGAATCAACTGCATCCGCTGCTTCGGAGATCGTTTCGAAACGACCATGGCAAGCCTGACGAGCGGAATCATTCTGGATGCCAACTCCGGCGAAAATCAAATCTGGATTCAGGATGTCAACGTAGGTACGCCAGTCAATGAAGGCGCTCCCGGCAACAATATTTTCTGCGACAACGCCGCCTGCACTATGCTGGTCAACTCGCTAAAAGTTGGACCTGTTGGCGGTCCCGCTAAATTGTTGTGTTCTCAGACAGCCCCGACCATCACCACGCACTTCAATACTTCTGCGGATTCCATCAGTTCCAATAATGGAAATTGTTCCTTCACGGTGACAGTAGGAACGGGAACGGGAACCAGTACGGGCGTGGTTGGATTGCCGACCGCGAGCACGGGGTGGAATTGCACAGCACAGAATCGCAACCGAGGCGCGTTTATTCAACAGACGGCATCGGCTACGACAAGCGCGACATTCACGAATTATGGAACAACGGTGGGAACTCCCGTCAATTGGACGAACTCCGATGTTCTGGGAATAACTTGCTCTGCGTATTAAAGGAGATTTTTAAATGATCGACAAAAACATGCAGGACGCGCACGGTTTTCTGAACGAAGCCCGAAACAGCCTGAGCCTCGTCGAGGTGGAAGTTCTTGAACTGCAAAAGAAGGCCGATGATCTCGCGCCAAAGGCCGAGGAATATGACCGGCTGATCGAAAAGTTGGATGCGAAGAAGGCGGAACTCGCAGCGGCGGAAAAGAAACACTCCGAAGTGGCATCGGCTCACGCGAAATTCGCCAAACTCGTAAACGGCTAACGTGGCGACACGCGCAGCCAGTACGATCCCGACGCAGCTACATCCTTTCGCCAACACGAAGGAATGGACCGGCCTGCTTTCCGGCGATGACGGAAGTTGGGAATTGCTCGGGCATTACAACGATAAGTGCCTGCACGTTTACGGCACATTCGGCGGCGCGATTGTTACTGTCGAGGGATCGAACGAAGACGTTCCGACGAATACCGCGGGACTCACGGACCCGACCCAAACCGCCATTTCCGTATCGGCAAATTCGATCAAGCAAGTGCTGGAAAACCCTCTGTACATCCGTCCAAAGATCACGGGCGGAGACGGAACTACCAGCTTGACCGCGAGGCTTTTATGTCGGACCTGAAAACCGAAGTAACAACCGAAGAAATAGATTGTGGCAAAGCAATCACCACGAAAACATTTGATGCCGATGGAAACCTTGTGAGTCAAGGCGTGGAAATCATTGTTGATCCCGCCAAATTGCCGAAGATGGGCGCGGAAGTAGGAGATTTATAAATGGCGATTACCCAGGCAATTTGCAACTCATATAAACGTCAAATCCTTCAGGCCATGCACAACCTAACCGTACTGACCGCAACCAATACGGTTACCTCGGTCGCAGCAGCAGGCGGCGTGCTAGGTCCAGGCGGAACGGCCTGCACCGTTTATACGGGCACATTCACCAACGGCACAGCAAATGCTTATGCGGGCCTGGTGCTGAATTTCTCAGGCTTTGCCACGGCTGGGAATAATGGCACTTTTCTATGTGTGGCCTCGACTGCGACAACCGTCACAATGGCGAATCCAAACGGCGCGAACTCGGGAGCCATGGGCACGGTTCTGGCAACGACAAACGTCTTCGGCATCGCGCTCTATACTTCCGCCGCATCTCTCGACAAAACGACTACCGGCTATTCCAATACCAACGAAGTCGGCAGTTCGGGAACCTACGTGACCGGCGGCATCGGCCCTGGCGGTACGCTGATCGGGAATGCCATGGCCCTCGTGAGCACGACTCCCGTTTTATCCACGGACACGGCTTGCGGCCTATTTGCTTCGATCACCTGGACCGGGGCAACGATCACCGCTAGAGGCGCAGTGATTTACAATGCTTCGCTCGGCGGCCAACCGACCGTGCTGGTCTTGAATTTCACTTCCGATCAGACTTCCACCAACGGCCCTTTTACGATCACTTTTCCAGCACAAACCGCAGGCAACGCGATTATTCAACTCCTGTAATGGCGATTACGTTCAATCGGGTTAGTGTTCCGACCAGCGCAGGAGCGAGTCCCGTCACGCTGACGATTACCAGCTCGACGGGAAATCTTCTGATTGGGCTTTTTGTGGTCAATTCAGGCGTGACCATTTCGGGCATCACGGATAGCAAGAGCCAAACGTGGACCGCCCTCGCTTCACATGGCACCTCGACGGGCGGCAATGCCTATATCTTTTACAAGCTAAGTTCACTGACTGGCGTCACGTCGATAACAGTTACCATGTCCGCAACGGGAATTGATGCCGCGGTAATTGATTGCGGATCAACCACAGGAGGCGCACTCGATACCTCCAATTCGCTGTCCAGCCAGACTACAAACAACCCGGCGCCTTCTCTGGTCGCAGCGGGCGCCGGAATCTGCACCGCAGTCGTGGCCGTGAATGCAGCGGTCGGCGGCGCCGGCGCACCCTTCACCGATGAACTGATGACCGGATCAAACATCACCGGCGCCGACGGTGGCGGACATGATGTGAATGGGGCAGGCGGAACATTGACCTGCACATTTACGGGGACAGTCGCCAATTGGAGTAGCAGTATCGCCGCATTCAAGGAAGCCAGCGCCAGCACCGTTTTTTCGTACAATCAAACGCAGGGTCCGACATGGAGGATTTAAGTGGCTCGTCAATATTTCAATAGTTCCATAGCCGATGCAATGATCGTGGAATCCTCGGTCACGCCGACGACCGTCGAGACTTCCATCTTTACTCCCTTCACGCTATGCAACACTTCCTTTCCCATCGGCTTCGGACAGGCCGCTCCGTTTGCGGGACAAATTTACAGGTTCACGGCAGCGGGAATTATCACCACTCCGGCCACCGGAACGCTGATCGTTAAGCCTTATTATGGTCCCGGCGCTTCGACGACTTCTTTCACTGGTGCGGTATCGCTCGGAGCGTCGGGGGCACAGACGGTCACTGCATCTCTTTCAAACCAACCTTGGCGTCTGGATGGAGAACTCGTATTTCGCACCATTTCTTCCGCCGCCTCAGGTTCGACTTGCTGGTGTCAAGGCTCGTTTGAATCGCAAGGAACGCTTGCAACGGCGGGTGGTGGCTGGGGCATTGTATTTGGATCTACGGCTGCCGTTTCGGTGGACACTACCGGAACCGTGAGCAACGCATTCGGTTGTTTGACATTCTCGGTGACCTTTTCCGTGACGGGCGGAACGATTAAGACGGAATATACATCTATGCAATCGCTGAACTAGGTCCATGGCGCTTGTCTCGAAGCCAACAGCGCTTGCCGTAGTTTCGCCATCCAAGTTTTTCCAACCTGCGGTTAGCGAACCGTCGCTTTCCATTGGAGTCACGGTCGCGGTGACGGGCATT